GTTTCCCAGTCACGATCGGTTGGGCGATCTTGAAGTGAAGTACAACACAAAAACGCAAGCATCAACGATGGTTAATAACATCTTTGATGTCTTCCCATGGCTAACGGCTTTACTCGGCCCATACTGCCGAACTGGCGGCTCAAACAGCACTATCCGCCTGGAGCGCTAGTCACATGGCTCTAATTGACGACGTTTTTGGTGGTATCCCTAAGTCAATCCTTACTAATTGGGGCCGGGACATCACCTACATCAAGACGACGACACCGCGCACCTACAACCCGACAACCGGTTCAGTTACAGGCAGCGATACCACTGTGACCGTAAGGGCTCTGATCACATCTATAGATACCACTGAGTCTGAAGGTCTCTACCAGACAACAGACATCAAGGTCGTCTTTGGTGCCGACGAGCTTGGAACGTACTACCCAACACAGGCAGATCGCATCCAATACACCCAAGCAGGCGACACCCGCGAAGCCAAGATTCTGGAAGTGGTAACGCAGAGAGGCGACAACCCAATCCTGCACACCATCATCGCGAGGCCCCAGTAATGGCAGCAAAAAAGTTCAAAGATCTAATCCCCGACGTTTCCGAAAGCGTCAAAAAAGGCTTACGCCAAGCAGCCGTCGAAATCATGAACGGCCTAGTAAAAGGTGGCCCCGCTTACTCAGGCGAGTTTTCCTCAGCTTGGTACGCCCTCCCACCAGGTCAATCTCCAGGGGGAAACCGTTCCAGCGGCAAAGAGTACCGCTACGACCTGAGGAACGTCCCTAAATCTAAGTTCAAAAAACTAAAGCCTGGTGCGTACTACGAAATTGTCAACGGCATGGACTACGCGCCCCAAGCCCTTGACTTAAAAGAAGGAAGGTTCCAAAGCCAAAAAGACGATAACAACAAAATTATTCCTCCAATTAAGAAGAACCCGGTTGTAGAAGGGGGTAGACGTACAGGCCCTATCAGGGGCCAAGTCCAAAAAGCTAAAGGTGGGTTAGCAATCAGCACAGCACAGCTGGACTGGTACAACAATTACGTCAGAGGCGGCGGCATGGAACGGGACTTAGGCCAAGGAGTTAAACTTGGTTTTAGGGACGGGCCCCTTGGCACTAAGAAAGGATTCGGCTGATGGATTATCAAAAAATCCGAGCAGCAGTCGAACAACCGTTGCTAACGGCGTTCAACAATTTAACACCAGCAGTTCCGGTGTTTTTTGACAACATCACTGCTGCACCAAAAAACTCGACAACCGAGTACGTTCGTGTGAACGTGACTTTTGGTATTACAAGTGAACCCTCATTGACAAGCTCCTTCGACAACGCTCGTGGAGCAGTGATTATTCGCATTTTTACGGAGAAGGGTAAAGGCCCTGCTCGCAACCAAACCCTTATGACGACGGCTGTGAGCGTTTTAGAAACGCTAAACAGCACTGCTAAAACCGACAGCGGGGTGTTTTTTCGTGTAGGCGAAATTGACGGACCCTCTTTTTCATCTACAGAAGACTCACCTCTATTTATGGGTCAAATTGAAACCAGCTATCGAGCCACAGTTTTACCATAAAAAGAAAGCGGCTATCCTATAAAAAGCCGGGCAGTGCCCGCAGAAAACCTCATTCTCCGGTGCTTTCATGGCCGCTACCGTTCTGTCCGGCACTTCAGGTGCCCTCTATTACAAACCTGCTGGCACTCTTGGTCAGTTTGCCACTACTGATGTCAACACTTCTGGTGATGACTTCAACGTGGCTCCGTTCTTGAACTTCAAGGTTGGCGACCCTGTCTCATTTAGCGTCGTTAACACCACTACCGGCGGCAGCGGCACCGGCACTCTCCCTTCTGGTATTACCGCTGGTACGACCTACTACGTAATTTCGTACACCGCGAGTACCGGAACAATGCAGGTTTCCGCTACTTCCGGCGGTTCCACGATCTCCATCGCTGACGTGGGCACCGCAACCGCACCTAATAAGTTCCAAGTCGAGTACGACGAGTTCACCAACGTCGCACAGACTCGTGAGTGGTCTTTCGAAATCACTCGCGACGAGATCGACGTGACCACGATCGGTAAAACCCCTGGTCAGCACGTGCCGTTCAAAACCTTCATCGCCGGTTTCGCCGATGGTTCAGGTAGCGCCACTGTGTACTTCACCGACACCGACGATTCTCTGGGCAACCGGATGATCGAAGACGTGCTGCAGCGCATCCAGACCGGTGCAAAGTTCAAGCTCTACACCGACCAAGTGTTCACCAGTGGTACGGTCGACGACACCAAGTCACGCTCAATCGAATTCGAAGCAAACTTGACTTCCGCCAACCTGTCCATCAACCCTGATGACGCCCAGGCTGTCGAGGTGAGCTTCCGACCCACCACCACTCCTACCTTCGACTTCTCCAAGTCCTGATAAGGTACAGCACACAAAAAACGCCTACCCCGGTTACCCGCCGGGGTTTTTTATTTTTTGCGGCTACATTAATGCCATACAACAACAGATCTAATGCCCGCCTCAAATCTGCGTGCAATCGACAAGCTCCGTAAGGCAGCGAACCTCGAACCAGTCAAAAGAGAAGTAGTTCTTTCTGACGGAACGGTCTTTACGTTTTGGTCCACTTCATTGGTGATGGCTGAGCGTGAGCGAGCGCAGCGCAACGCTAAGTCTGACGACGCTAATGCTTTCGCACTTCAGCTCCTTATTGCCAAAGCTCTGGACGAAAACGGCAACAAGCTGTTCAGTGCAGGCGAGGTTGACGTACTGAAGCACGAAGTCAAGGACAAGGATCTACAAGCTTTAATGCTTGCCGTTTTGACCGAAGAAGAGTCTGAAGACCTGGACCCAAAATCCTGAGCGCCCAGCTACGCAAAGACAACTGGCTCATGCTCAAATTTGGCGTTGCCAAAGAACTGGGCATGAGCGTGTCCCAAGTTTCTGCAACGATGACCCCAGAAGAACTCATCGGCTGGAGCGCGTACTTCAATATCCTCAACGAGGATCAGGAAAAAGCAATGGAGAAGGCAAAACGCCGTCGCTAAAGTAGAGAAACAGACGTAAGCAGCTCGTGGCAAGCTATCAGGCTAAGATCGACCTGCTTGTCGCCGGAACAGATCGCTTAAAAAAGCTTGAAAAAGATATTGACCGTTTACAAAAGAAAATAGATGGGTTAACCGCTACGAGTAAAGATGATATTAGCGGAGTCAAAATAAAGCAATTTTTACAAGACTCTGTTTCAGGTTACAAAGATATAGCAAAAGAAAAACAAAACTCTCTGGATCAAACTAGTAGAGAGTTAATGAAACAAATTAAATTAAATGCTGCTGTTAGATTGTATAGAAGAAGACTTAAAGAAGCTGCTGCTGTCGGTGTTGCAAAAGGCGAAGATAGAAAAGCATTAGATGAGCTTGAAGGAGCTTTTGATGTTTTTAAACGTGCAGGAAACGTAGAAGGTGTTCAAACTATTGCTACAGAAATTGGACGCCTAGTTGAAGCCAACAGACAAATTAAAAGAGACGAGCTTGACAGATTAAAAAGCTCTGAAAAAATCAAAGATGCTGTTTCTGAAATAGATAAGTTTTCTCGTCAAGGTTTAGATGTAAGTAAAGCGCAAGCAGCCCTCGACAGGGCGAAGATACAGGCAGGTACAAACCAAAATTCACAAAACAAAAAGAACCTGTTTTTACTTGAAAAACAACTGATAGCGTTGAGGAGACAGTCCACAGAACTAGACAGACAGGCCAAACTTACAGCCAAGCAAAAGGGTTCCGCAATCATCGGCGGAGCATTCCCGTTGCTATTCGGCCAAGGCCCAGGGGCTGCAGTCGGTGGCGCGATTGGTGGTGTCCTTGGCGAAAAGTCGGGAATCGGTGGTTTTGCCGGTTCTTTGGCTGGCACTGCTATTGGAAATTTCCTTGATACGGCTGTTGTCCGGGCAGCAGAACTTGCTGACGCATTATCGCTGGCAACCTCAAACATGGAAGGTCTGCGTGATGCGGGCCTCGAAGTTAATACAAGTCTCCAAAGGCAAATAGAAGCTCTGACCGCCGTAGGACGAGCAGAGGAAGCACAAAAGTTAGCGATCCAAGAGGCAGGGAAACAAACAGGAGACCTTGAAGGAAAGCTGGGGCAGCTTGTTTCCGGTAGTCTTTCGGAACTTCAAAAAGCCTGGAAAGGTGTTCTTAACTCCGTAAGCACTCTCGTCGGAGTAATCGCTGCACCGTTTCTTCAAGCATTAACTGCTGTATTGAGAGCGGTACAGGCTATAGCCGTAGGTTTTAATGCACTACTTTCTCTTGTGGGTCAACTCGGAAGAATTGGAGGTATCGGAGATGCTTTAACTGATGCAGCTATCAAGGGATCTGCGGAGTACCAAAAACGTCAAGTAGAGCTTCTAAAAGAATCAGAAATTTTAGAAAGAAATTTAAAAACTCAAGAATCGTCCAACCAACTCCTTAGGGATTCTGTCGGCCTGACCACAGAGCAAAAGCAGGCTCTTAGCACGCAGCAAAAGATTGACCAATCTATTGCTAATACTCAAAGAGAAGTCGTCGACGCCCGATCGTGACTGGGAAAC